GATCGTCTGCATTGGATTTCATGCCTACCGCCAAATCTACTCCGATTACGTACGTGATGTCATCTTCTGGGAGCAGAGCGTATTGCAGCCACTCCTTACGCATAATGCGCCCCATTGGCCCGATAAACTCCCCTTCCAGCTCCTGCCGCGCGAAGTCGCTCGTATACGTCTCTTCTAGGTTACGTACGTATTCGCTAGGCAGGTGGATGTTGTCGCGCGTCTTGGCTGTTACGACGTAGTAGTCCGGATTGCCTGCCGTTGCCTTGCGGTATATGCGCTCGTATACCCAGTTAGTATCGCCGTTTGGGGATGTGGTTATCCAGCATCGCGTAGGATCACGGCGAATACGACCGAGCATAACATCCCACGTAGCACCGTCCATGTAGTCCGCTTCATCCAACCAAAACCAGTTAAGGTTAGGGCCGCGCAATGAATCGGGCTTATCTGCCGATCGCCAGAAGATCGTAGTGCCGTTTACGAGCTTTGTCACCCCTTCGCTCTTGTTATGCTCTTCTACGTACTGACTGAACAAATCGAAGAAGGTGAGCTGGGTTGCATCGCGCAGCATGGGGTACGTTGGTGCTAGGATCGTGCCATACGTGCCTGCCGGCTGCCGTAGAACCTCTACGCAGCCCGCTAGCGTCTTACCTGACCCGATACCGCCTACGAATCCCCTATGCCTCGCCGGATTGCTCCAGAAGTCGATCTGGGCTGGTAGCGGGTCTGCTATCTCCAAGTTGGCCATGTTCTGGTTTCCTAATTACAACATTGATTTCTTGCAGCCCCTGCGTCTGGTGTATCTTTTCAGATTGTCCGAGCTGCTGTTTACCTAACCAGATAAGCATTGCAGGATTGCCAGACATAGCCAGCTCGTACTGCTTGCGTCTTATGCTGGCCTTGCCCTGACTGCGCCCTTCGTCCAGCTCTGCCTTAAATCGCGCCGTCAGCGTATCATGCGAGCATTTGACTATATCGGCTATCTCAAGATTGGTACAGCCAATCGCCGCCAGCTTGCGTACTTGCTCTGGATCAATATCTAGTTTAGGCCTGCCCATTGCTTACTCGCTCTGCTTTTTTCCCCGTCAATGTTTCCCATCGCTTGATGATGACGTCGCAGTAGGCCGGGCTGATCTCCATGCCGTAGCACTTGCGGCCCAGTTGCTCGGCGGCGATCAGCGTCGTGCCGGAGCCGCAGAACGGCTCGTATGCGATGCCAGGCCAAGACTGCATGGCAATAACCGGCAAGCCGACAGGATAAGGCGCAGGATGACCTTCAGCCCCATGCATAGCACCCTGCCTGTTGACGCGAAAAACGCTGTCGTGGATGGCGTGGCTTTGGACTGGCGCAGTGCCTGCGCTTCTCTCTTTCACTTTTCCGTCTCGCCCACGCTGTCCTTTCCCTCCGTGCGACTCTCCTGCGTGCTTGCACGCCCTCGCCTTTTCCGCTCGCAGCGATTCTCTGTTGAAATGCCAAACAAACTCGTGTGATGGCGCAAGCCTTCCATTCCAGTCGCCCGGCATACCAGGCCCTTGATCCCACACGTACCATCCAAACCGTCGCCATCCCTGCTCTCGCATCCACTCAATCCAGCCATCCCAATACGGAAGCCATTCGCCGTCGCGATGGATCATGCCAAGGTTGACGAGCACCTGCCCGGCGTCTGCCATCGGCAGATTTCCGAACACGCTCCGCATGAGACCGTCCCAGTCGGCGACCTTCGCCTTTCCTTCCTCGGTGTAGTCTCGCTGTTGTCCGTATGGCGGCGACGTAAAACAAAGGTCCGCCTTCGTCCCTGCCATCAGCCGCTCGACATCTTCCGCCTTGGTCGAATCTCCGCAGAGCAGGCGATGCTCCCCGAGAATCCATAGGTCGCCCGGCTTTGTAATTGGATTGGCTGGTGGCTCTGGTACTTCATCCTCGACAACTTCCTTATCATCCAGCTTCATTGCTTTGGATAGCTCGTCAGGATCAAATCCTAGCATACCTACATCGAAACCTTCCATGTGCAGATCGTCCAGCTCTACCTTGAGCATCTCTTCGTCCCAATCTGCATTCATTGCCAGCTTGTTGTCTGCTATCACGTAAGCCCTACGCTGCGCTTCTGTTAAATGCTCGTGCCTTACGCAAGGTACAGACTGCAATTGTAGATGCTCGGCTGCCATCACACGACCGTGCCCTGCAATGATCGTATTGGTTGCGTCAATTAGCACAGGATTCATAAATCCAAACTCGCGTATGCTCGCGGCGATCTGTTTCACTTGCGACGGCGAGTGCGTGCGGCTATTGCGAGCGTACGGTATTAGCTTGGATACTTCTACGTGTTCGATCTCTATTTTGGTGTTGTTCATACGATTTATCATTTGATTTCCTCCACTTGCACGGTAAAGTTAATATCTAGCAGCGTTTCCATGCGTTCCACGTATTCACGGAAGTTAGCATCTGTTTCGATCTGATTGCGCATGTTACGCAGAGCGTGGATAACTGACGAATGGTGCTTGTTAAATAGCCGCGCTATCAACGAGTTAGACAGTCTGTACTTGGTGAAAAGAAAGTACATGAGCAGATAACGGCATTCTACAACCCAATGGAATCGGGATTGCGCTACAAGCTGCTCCCATGTGCAGTTGTAGAGCTTGCAGAATTGGTCGATAAGGTTTAGGATGGCTGGGTTTTGCGTGTTTGGTCTCATGGTATGTTTTTGTTTGATGATTTTTAGTGCTCTTCTAGTGTCTGTTATGTGTGAAGGGATCATGTGTCTATTGAGTGCTATAAACAAATAATCCTGCATCGCGCGCTTGCCTACTTCTGGGAATAGTTCGGGCTGTTTAAGAGCCCATGTTACGAACCGCGAGCGATGCACGTCAAAGTATTTTAGGATGGTGTCGGACATTGCCAGCACCTCATTTAGCTTTCTATACCGCCTCATATTTACCCTCCGTGTTGTTTTTGAGTTGTTAAGTAATGCTTAATAGTTGTTTGCAGGTCGTTTCCAGCCCCGTAGACGCGTTTTTATTCGTTGTTTGATACTTTGGACGCTCTAGGATGTTCAAACGCTTGTAATCCGACCTCTTAATTCATCCAACCACGGCAAACCTTCAAACTTGATGCCCTTTTTATGCTCGACCTTTATCATCTCCATTGCTACCTTTTCGAGCTCGTACGGTGACGGTGGTATCTGATACCCGTACTTTTGGCTTTGGTCTACGTCTTGCAAATGCTGTGGGTCTATTTTAGCCTCGATTTTGCCGCGCCTGAATCCTTTGTCGTATGCTACGGCTCGGATGTTCTCTAGATCGTGCTTTGTGATTACGAAGTACTCACCACCTTTTTGCTTTGCTTCTGCTGCTTTAACCTCCTCATCATCTGGGTAGAAGTCAGCAATGTCGATTATTACATTTGCGCCACGGAAGGTAAAATCTTTGTAAAGCAGCACTAGCTCGGCTTTTTTAGCAATATCGTGAATATACTGGCGATCATGTAGTTCCTGAAGTATCGCCTTGGCTCGTACCGGTTCCAATTGCAAGCCCCGTAGGTTGTCCAATTTGACTAATAACCTTGTGAACCATTCCGTCCGTGCCCGATCTTTGTCTGACTGACTCAACGGCGATGTTTGCGAGCTGTTCGTAATAGGTCTCTCTATCTGTCCGTTCCCTGTCGCCGCGTTTAGGTTGTGCATTTGCTGCTCCTTGTGATTGTTTGTACTTCGCTTCGTTTCTAATCCAGTTGCGTGCTGCTGATTGCCAGTTCTTCATTGGGTTCTTACCTACACGCCATCCGTTAGATGTGTAATAGTCGAAATAGGGCTGTGCTAGGTCATGGCGGAATTGAGAAGTAAAGAATGCCTCAACTTCCTCGAAACTTGGTGGCGTGAATGCGCGCGAGCGCATACTCACACTATCTATTTGTTCTATATTCTTACCTTCTTTACTTCTTAACTTCTTATGATAGTGCCCTTGCTGTGCCCTTGCTGTGCCCTCCGTGTGCCCCTCTGTCAATTGCTGTTCTTGTAAGTCGTTATAATTCAAAACGATAAAGTGTGTCGTTGCTGTGCCCTTTTTTGGCAAAATCATTGCGTCAACTTCAGCATGCTTTAGGAAGTTGCGTACACTTTTCTCGCTTGTGTGCGATTGCTGTGCTAGCGTTCTTATGCTTGTGAGTATCTCGCCGCGCTCAACAATAACCAGTTTACCATGCACTAAAACTTTTGATTGCTTCCAGTTTGTGCCCCATAGAATAGCTAGCCAAATGTTGGTATAATTTGGGTTCTTATAGACCCAATGATCCTGCATCTTGCGGTAGAGCTTGATCCACGATTTATCCATAGCAAAATAAGCTACCCCTAGCTCATGCTGTTCTGCTACGGTCAAATCTAAACCGCCGGTGGCCTCTCGACCATCGGGAACTTCAAAAGCTAGGGGTGTATTTTCTTGATTCATATGACTTGGTTTTAGCATTAGCAATCTATGGCACTTACGCCATAATTGGATGATATTTCTCTGTGCGCGTTATCAACGTGTCAGAGCTTACGCAGCCATACTTGCCAGTTCTTTGCTAGCAGCTCATATTCGCCGTCGTGTACCTCTAGGAACGTGTCAATCCCCTGCTTTGGATTGTATGCCGGGCCTTTGCCTGCATCCCATTCGTAATCGTCAAATGCCAAGATACCGCCCTGCTTAAGATACTTCCATCCCTTTGCACCGTCTTTCCAGACCTGATCTGCGGTATGATCGCCATCGATGTAGACAAAGTCAAACTGATTGCGATCTAGCATGTTCGCGTAGCTATCGAAGAACCTATCTGACGTCATACGGAAGTATCGACACTTCATGTATGCCCGCAGTCCGATCCTGTCTAGATATGTGTCAAAAACATCTACC